CATGGCGCTCCGAGCCCCTATTCGCTGGGTCGTGAGCGGGACGCCTATATTCAACTCGATAAAGGATTTTGTGGCTCTGAGCTCATTTGTTCGAATTCCAAAAGATGTCGTCCAGGGCTACCCAACCGAGGTCAAGGAAAAATACGTATTGCGCCGAACAAAGATCGATGTCGCTCGGCACAATGCCCGCCTCGAACTTCCTCCGTGTGACTTTCAGAATATCGAACTCGAAATGTATGAAGAGGAAAAGGAGCTGTATCGCAAAGTGTTCGAGAACGGTCAGGCGGTCGTGAGTCACGTGGTCAAACATGGAAATCAGAACCTGCACCAGATGGAACTCCTCGAGTGTCTTTTACGGGCGCGCCAAGTGATGACCTGGCCTCAGCTCTATCTCGACGGCCTCGCGCTCAAGGAGGATACTGACCCTGAACCATGGTGCGGGCGATCCCGCAAGATGGAGGAACTCATCCGATTGATCGGTGAGGTCAAAAACGAAAAGACATTGGTGTTTACACAATTTATGGGAGAAATGGACGAGATCCAGGAGCGCCTGACAGCGAACGGACACAAGGTTCTTCGGATCGACGGGTCAGTCTCCAAGGAAAATCGGGACGAAAGGATCAAGGAATTCAAGACTGGCCCTGTTTCTGTATTTTTGATACAAATTAAGGCGGGTGGCGTAGGCCTCAACCTTCAAGAGGCGACCCGGGTCTACATTACATGCCCTTCGTGGAACCCGGCGACTGAGCTCCAGGCAATCGGGCGAGCGCACCGCACGGGTCAGACCCAAAAGGTGGTCGTCCGGCGCCTCATTTATGTGGGTGAGGAGCAGATGCCCTCGGTCGAACAATCGATCATGAAGCTTCAAGAAGACAAGGCCAAGGTGTGCGCGGAAATTCTGAACGACGAGCGGATAGCGACACAGGTTCCTAATGCGTCAAAAACGAAGATCACCATCCACGCCTTGAAGAAGATATTTGCCGTGTAATTAAAATGTTGACACTTAATACAATGACGATAGGTTCTAGAGCTCAGGTCTATCACGGGAACGCGACAGAGACGGCGGGGGGGCTCAAGAAGAAGGACCTCAAGAAAGACGCCAAGACTGGTTCAATTGTTAGCAAGGTTAAATCCAAGGATGAGAAGAAGAATCCATGGATAAAGGCGGTCGCAAAGGCAAAGAAGGAGCTTGGTATCACCGGGTTCGCCCTGGTCCAGGGGAAGCTGCTCGAGCGTGCCCGTGAAATTTATTCCAAGTAAATATAAATGCTCGCGTGGATACTCATTCTGACCCTCGCTGTTTTCATGGTCGCGACAAGCTCAATTGCCATTGAGTGTTTCAATTCGAACAAAGATTTTTCAGACAAAAAAAAGAGCAATCGTAAATTTATATCAGCGATGTTGTGGACTGGAGTCGCGGGTATACTATTGTTTTTCATTCGTATATTTGCTAGTCTTGTGCTTCACATCTAGAGAAAGGCACATTGACCTTTCTGAAATACAGGAGCCTCTGTCACGACCGGCTCATCAGGTGTATAGGTCTTGATTTGGGCGGCTCGGCACACGAGCCCCCATGACCCGTTAAAAAAATAGTTCGACTCTACGTCGACCAGACATGACAGCTCGTGCCCTCGAAAGAGCCCCTCTTTTACCTCGGGCAAGATCTGTTTTGAATTTTCATCGAAAATATATGTAGCTCGATCAATCTTGAGTCGAAGTTCGTCTGGACCCTTGAGGTTCGAACTGAAAGGATCGCGCGGGCACAGGTGAGTCTCCAGCCTTTTCCACCAATCTACAAATTCTTGACTCGGCAAAGTGATATTTAGGCTACTATAGGCAGAGACGCCCCATACACAAAGACCCCGAGGAATCTGGAACCTTAGAATCTTTCCATTATAAAAGAATCGGTCCTTTGTTCCCGGCTTGATCTCTATCCTATCTATATATATGTCAGACCACATGCTGGGTCAACTAGTCTAACCTTTAACTCTATATGATAATGACTATGAATATTTGGAGTCATTAAATAGGCCCCCGAAGAAAAATATATCTCCTCTTGATGAAGCCCACCGATGAGAGTCAAAAATTCATCCATATAAGCAATTTCGACAGGTCTCCTCACAACATGAAACCCTGTCCGGAATGTATGGAGAGATTTTGTTTCTAAATTGTAAAATATTCCATCATGATCCATCTTTTTTTCAATGGTGACTATTCTGGAAGGGTCTAGTTTACGCGGTGAGACCATAGACTAGACGAATTTTATTTGTTTATTTACTATTATTACATGTGTAGTAGCAACCATAGGTCCGAATATGACCTGATCTTGCCTGTATATTTCCCATTCATACTCGTCCCAGCCCATGTTGAAAATATAAAGACCCTCTGGTCGGTAAGATGAAAATTCTATACCTTTTCTGAGAATCCATGAAGGGTCACTTCGGTCCCACATTGTTTTTGTTTTTTTATTGTAGACAATTTCGGATCTGAATTCAAAATTTTTGTCTATGGATAACTTTTTCGGGCCAACTTTGAATGCCCGGCGGGTGTCTATGTCAGAGATGAATTGTATCATGTGCCAGAATATATCATCTGGCAAATTTTTCCAGCACAGGTCCATTAAATTTAGATATACAATTAACCCGAGCACATATCGCACGCCCCAGGGTTTGCCAGGGAACATGCGAGGGCGAGGGGCACTGTGACTTGCTGAGCCTTGGTCTTGGCTCTGGTCCTCAAGTAATAGAGCCCAGTCTTGAGCCCCTTCTTCCAGCTATATAAATGCATGGAGCTGAGCTTCGCCAGAGTTGGATTTTCTATAAACAAATTGAGGGACTGTGACTGATCTACATATGCGCCCCTGTCGGCGCTCATATCGATGAGAGATTTTTGCGGAATTTCCCAGACAGTCCTGTAAATCTCCTTGAGCCTTTCTGGAACATCGAGGTCCTGAATGCTTCCACCGGACCGGACAATTTCGGTCTTGACGGTCTTGTTCCATTTTCCTATACTCTTAAGATCTTTGATGAGGTGCTTGTTTACCATAACAAACTCTCCGGCCAATGTCCGACGCAAGTAGATGTTAGTCGTATAGGGTTCGAATGCTTCGTTGTTTCCCAGAATCTGGGCCGTGGAGGCGGTAGGCATAGGTGCGACCAAGAGCGAGTTGCGAAGACCATACTGACTTATATCGCGTTTCAGAGGGTCCCAATTCATAGTGGGAGTTACACCCCATAAATCAAACTGAAGTTCGAGACGAGAAAATGCGGGTGATCCTCGGCATGTCTCATACATACCTTCCTCTCGGGCCAACAGGCAAGATTCTGAAACGGCCGCATAATAGATGCATTCAAAAATTGTAGAATTTAACTTGCGGGCTTTGGGTTCGTCAAAGGCGAGTCCGAGCATCATGAAGACGTCGGCCAGACCCTGGACTCCTATCGCAATCGGGCGGTGCCTGAGGTTAGACTTTCGTGCAGCTTCTGTTGGATAATAATTTCGATCAATGACTCGATTCAAATTCCGCGTAACGACCCGGGTTATATCATGAAGCTTGGAATAGTCAAACGAAAGAGTTCCTTCGACCTTCGATACGAATGCAGGAAGACTCAGGGAAGCCAGATTGCATACGGCCGTCTCATCTGGTGTAGAGACCTCCATTATTTCCTGGCACAAATTGCTCGATTTGATAGTGCCTATATTCTTTTGATTTGACTTGGCATTCGCAGCATCCTTGTAAGACATGTAGGGAGTCCCAGTCTCAATCTGACTCTTGAGCATGGCGTCCCATATGGCCCGAGCCCGGACCTCCTTCTTGAACCGTCCTTGGTCTACATACATATCGTACAATGTGTTAAATTCTGTGCCCCAGACGTCCTGAAGGCCCGGGCATTCATCGGGGCACATGAGGTGCCACGGGCCATCCTCCTCTACGCGCTTCATAAACAGGTCCGGAATCCAGAGGGCCGTGAAGAGATCGCGGCACCGGGCCTCTTCGTCCCCTTGATTCAGACGCAATTCAAGAAATTCAAAAATATCCGCGTGCCACGGTTCTAGATAAATTGCAAATGATCCCTTCCTCTTCCCACCCCCTTGATTGACATACCGGGCCGTGTTGTTGAACACGCGGAGCATAGGGATTATACCATCTGCGATTCCATTTGTCCCTTTGATTCGGCTTCCCCTGGCCCGAACATTCGAACAATGGATCCCGATACCCCCCGACCATTTTGAGATCTGCGCGCACTCCTTGAGCGTGTCGTAAATTCCTTCGATAGAATCATCTTTCATGGCGATTAGAAAACACGAACTCATCTGGGGTCGCGGAGTCCCTGCATTGAAAAGTGTCGGCGTTGCATGTGTGAAATAATGAGTCGACATGAGATCATATGTCTCTCGAACCCTGGAACTATCTCCCCCATGAATACCCAGGGCGACCCTCATAAACATATACTGGGGCGTCTCGCCATTATTGAGATAGCCCCTCTGAAGGGTCTTGATCCCAAAATAGCTAAAAAGATAATCTCGCGAGTGAACGATCCACGTGTCCATATTGAGAGAGACATTCTTGATTGTCTCTAGAGAGACGATTCCCTGGGAATGCAGCGCGAGCATCGCATCACTGAATGTAAGGGGACACGTCTTTTGTAAATTTGAAACTATAATTCGGGTCGCAAGAATTTCATACTCGGGATCATCAGTGATCATGCCTATGGCGACCTCGGCGCTCAGATTATCAATCTCTGAAGTTGATATTCCGTCATACATTCCCGAAAAACACTTCTGAGCAACCTTGTCTGGCTGAACTCCTTTGAGGGGAAGAAATTCTGGAGCCTCATTTAATTTTGATATCCTTTTCGTGACCTTGTCGAAGAGCATAGGCGAATAATCTCCAGAACGTTTTATGACCCTCATTAGCATTACAATGTCCTACTTTTTTATGTAGCAGTATGTCAATGGAGATGCGACCGATTCGTCGGACTACGCCCACGCCTCTCGGAAACGCCTTCTTTTCCGAGTTTAACAGAGAGGCCATAAACAAGGCCATACGGGACAAGGTTCATCAGAGGACCGGGCAATATATTGACAACCAGAATCAGATGGATCTGGAGACGCTGATGAGAACCGTCTGGACCGATATGGCCAAGGATCCTTATAGAGATGTTAGGACCCAGGTCGCCGAGTTCAACGCAGAGGTGGTCCACAGGGCGTCCGGAACGATCGTGACCGGCCTGCTCCAACAACTATTATACCTGCGGGACATTTCTGAGAACCCTATACCGATCGACATACCAATCAGCACGAGCACTGCCGGTAATAAACTTCCGAGCAATTTTAAGTTTGGTATCAACAAATGACATCGTTACTTAAACCGGGCCAGCGTTAAACTATTAACAATGAATAAATATCGTGATGAGACGGCAGATATGTGTAAGCAAAAAGGTTGGGACAAGGCGCCTATCAGTGCTGTATGGATGTTATATACAGAAGAAAATGGTGAACTCGCGAGCGCGATCCGTCAACACCAGAGGTTCTACCGCAAGACTGGTCTCAAAAAAGATCATGGGTCCGACGTGAAGATGGAAATGGGTGATGTATTTAGTTATCTCTTTCAGCTGGCATATATGCTCGATGTAGATCTGGACGAAATGTGGGAGCTCCATCGAAAAAAGATTCAGACCAAAGTCTATGCAAAAAATAATGTGAGTGTATTTTAGAATGGCATCAGAGCTTATGATAGATGACCGTCTTCAAATAGACAAGTTTAACCCGTCAACTTGGACTGGCGACTTTGGAGTCAATTCGGGCGGCTTCCCCAAGGGTCTAGTCATCGATGGTTCCGTTACAAATGCAATCGATGAGACGCCAGCAGACTACAGCGATGACCTCCGAGTGAAGCCGGCCGATCTCTCCGGAAATGTATATTTAAAAACGATCGCTTCTGGAGATGCCCCAAATGGTATATTCACTGCCCGCAAGTTTGAATATTCTGACGGGACAGTGACATGGATGCGTCCAGGACAGCCTTGGTCCTGGATAAAGAAGAAAAGCGACAAGATCCGTGAAGATTCGTTTCTATGGGTTCTGGCATTGGTCTTATTGGTATTTCTGTTTTGTCTATCGCGCTAGATTGGCGTCACTTTGGCCGCAACAACCTTGACAAGTTTTTTTTCTAAAATATCTTTTTCATTTTTTGAACGTGTTTCCAACTTGGGGCATTCATGCACCTCAAGTTGTATGCAGCGCGCACAAAACATCCCTTCACACTCGCGGCACTTGAAGAACTTGGGTTTGTGCTTGCACATCGTCTACTATTTCACAAACAGTTTTAATCTTAATATACGTATTACAATCATCTACAATCTCGCACAAACCTCTGGACCAGCCTTGAACGATGCGCTCCCAGCAGGCTTTCATGGCTGGCAAATATCTCGCGAACCATTCACGATCGCGCAAGACACGAACAACGACAAATTCGGGAGGGTCGCCTGGTCTATATTGAATAAAGTCACATTCTTCCAAATCTGTAATTTCCAATAAAAGTTGAATCTGAGGAACATAGTATTTTGGAACCTTTTTTTCAATTTTCCGAGTCAAAGGGCACTTTATTTCTATCAAGAGACCATCTTCAGTTATACCGTCTGCAGATCCTCCGAGCCAAGGATAATCCTTGTGTTGGACCAGACCAATCTCGTGTGATCTCCGCCCATAGGTCTTGTCGTAGAGATCTCTGACAAATGGCTCGAGTTCTGTCCCGTGGGCCGTCGCCGCATTTCCGGCCCATTTTGTTCGAAGAACCTTTTTTCTTACAAATTCATCTGGAGATTCGTAGTGATTTTCTCCGATGGCGCTCGCAACGTCACTCGCTGTAATCATATTCTCTCTGAGTTCTAACCATTCCTCAGATCTTTGTTCTGTGTATTTTCGCCCGATCAATTCACGGACTCTCGGGTGGATCTCGGCGGGCTGCATTGACTGGAATTTTCTTATTCTTAAAACGTGGATCAGTCTTAAGCACTATTTCGGCGGCATTTTGCTCGGCCTGTTTCTTGGTCGTTGAGATACCTAGACCACAAATCATATCGTCGACTATGACCGTTATGTGAAATTGTCCGTTCACTTGATTGATAACCTTGTAGTCTGGCAGCGGATATTTCAGGGCCTGGCACCATCGCATCAATTGATCCTTATAATTGTCATCCACGAGAGATGTCGTAACTTTGGTGAACGAATCAAGGATAAATTTCTTAGCATGAACCATTCCGATATCAAGATAGATTGCCCCGACCAAAGCCTCGAAAACATCCTCCATAATGTGCTCGTTGGTATTCCAACCGTTTCGTTCACCCTTTTCATCCATAAGGATCAATTCATCGAGTCCGAGCGCTTTTGAGATTTCACATAGCGTTTTGCCTCGCACCATCTTTGTTCGTGCTCGGGTCAAAAATCCCTCTTGCTCCTTTTCGTGCATATCAAAGAGGTGTTTAGTGATGACGAAACCTAAGACAGAATCTCCCATAAATTCAAGAGTTTCATATGAGCCCGTCAAATTTTCATATCGCTTCAGCGCGCTCTTGTGCGTGAAAGCGCGCTGATACAATTCCAAATTTTTGATTTTTGTGCCTACGAGTTTATTTATTATGGAATGTGTTAACATTTATATTGAATGAGGATTATTATTTTAAGCCTTGACAACCTTGGGGCGGCTCTTCTTTTCCTTCGTGACGGGAGCAGCCACCACAGGCGTCTCTTTCAAATAATGGCGATTGACATACTTTTGCATATTCAGGAACGTGAGCTGGACTCCATCGGGAACTTGCAGTAGGCTCTTGAGCTCGGCGTTCAGTGAAATATTCTGACCCTTCTTCAAATCGTGCGTCTCGTAATACTTATTCAGAAGCTTATTGACCTGAGAGCGAGAAATCTTCTCATTCTCCGGGAGGCTCAGAAACGCGCGAAGCTCTTCTGTGATAATCTGTGGCTTGTTGAAGCCGTTGTTCTGGGACTTGACCGCGCGCTTTTCGCCGGTCGGATCCTCAATGTGCTGCCTAATCTTGCGCACATCCTTGCGTAGAGATCGAAGCTCCTTGTCGATGACTTCGATCGCAGACGTGAGAGTATCAAGAGACGCCATTTATTTTCTATAAGTTTTCAATCTTTAAGCCGATTATTACAATAATGAGTATCAAAAGAGTCAAAAGTATGTTTCGGCTCGGAGGGGCCCCAAAATTC